AACAACATAAAAGATACAGGCGACAACAATATGGTTGTTAAGTGTGGAAGCACACTTACATTAGGTAAATCAGGCGATACAGTTGCTATTGCATCAGGTGCTTCAACATCAGGAATGGGTAGATCAGGTACGGTTGATTGGCAAACAACTATTAAAACATCAGATTTTACAGCAGCTAATGGTGAAGGGTATTTTGTAAATACTACCTCAGATGAAATAGAAGTAACTTTACCTTCATCCCCATCAGCAGGAGATATTGTTTCTTTAAAAGATTATGCAAGAACTTGGGGAACAAATAATTGTGTTGTATTAAGAAACGGATCTAATTTAGATGGAAGTGCCGAAAATCAAACTTTTAGCACAGATGGTTTATCAATAACACTTATTTATATGGATGATACAAAAGGCTGGTCATTAATCAATGATGATGTAACAAATATTTTAGGTCCTAAGTTTATTTCAGCAACAGGTGGAACGATTACCAATTGTGGTAACTTTAGAATTCATACATTTACAGGACCAGGAACTTTTACTGTTTGTTCAGCAGGTAATGCAGCAGGATCAAACACAGTGGACTATTTAGTAGTAGCAGGTGGTGGTAGTTCAGGTGGGGACGCTGGCGGTGGTGGCGGTGGAGGAGGAACAAGATTTTCAAATGGGACAGCATCGGGAAGTTATTGTGCTGGGCCATCTCCTTTAGGTGCATCAGCTTTACCGGTTTCAGCACAAGCTTATCCAATTACAGTCGGTGGTGGAGGACCACAACCTCCAAGTACAGGTGCTACTGGATCTACTCCAACTAACGCAGGTGCTAATGGTAATCCTTCAGTTTTTTCAACAATAACATCAACAGCTGGTGGCGGTGGTGGAGGACACGGTTCAGGTACAGTAGCTCAAGGAAATCCTGGTGGATCTGGTGGTGGAGCAAGAAGTTCAGGATCTTGTTCTCAGGGCGGATCAGGAAATACACCACCCGTAAGTCCCCCTCAAGGAAATGACGGAGGAACAGGAAACCCACAACCAAATCAAGGCGGTGGAGGTTCTGGTGGTGGAGGAGCAGCAGGTGGTGGTTCTCCTAATCAAATTGCTCCTGGTCCAGGAACTAGAGATAATGGAGGTCCAGGAGGAACAGGAATAACAAGTTCAATAACAGGATCACCTGTAGGTTATGGTGGTGGTGGCGGTGGAGGTGCTGGTGGAATACCTGGTGGAATTGGTGGATCAGCAGGACAAGGTGGGGGTGCTGGAGCACCTGGTTCAACGCCTGGAACAGGATCTGGAACATCAGGAACAGCAAACACTGGCGGTGGTGGAGGCGGTGGTTATGACAACGTTAGAGGAGAAGGTGGTGGATCTGGTATAGTTATAATAAGGTATAAATTTCAATAGGTAAATTATGAGTGAAGTAAAGGTTAATAAAATTAGTCCAAGAACAAATTGTGGTACAGTTCAGTTGGGAGATAGTGGTGATACTATTACAATTCCTGCTGGTGCAACAATCACAAACAATGGAACGCAAACAGGTTTTGGTAGAACAGGAACAGTAGATTGGCAGACAACTATTAAAACATCCGGTTTTACAGCAGCGAGTGGAGAAGGTTATTTTGTGGATACAAATGGTGGTGCAATATCTGTTAACCTTCCTGCAGGAACTGCTGGAGCAATCGTTGCATTTAAAGATTATAGAAATACTTTTGATGCAAATGCACTAACATTGGTTCAAAACGGTTCAGATAAAATTGGTGGTTCAACTGATAATTCAGTCTTAAGTACAGAGGGTCTTTCAGCAACATTGGTTTTTACAGATTCAACAAGAGGTTGGTTAGTAGTAAATGATGGTGAACAATCAGCAGCAGCAGCACCATCGTTTATATCAGCAACAGGGGGAACCGTCACAACAGTTTGCACTAATTTTAGAGTTCATACATTCACGGGTCCAGGTACTTTTGAAGTTCTTTGTGCAGGTAATTCAGCAGGATCAAATACAGTAGATTATTTAGTGGTAGCTGGTGGTGGTGGAGGTGGCGCTTCTGGTGGTGGAGGTGGCGCTGGAGGCTATAGAGAATCTCCTGGATCAGCATCAGGTTGTTATTCAGTATCACCAAGAGGTGCGGCTCCAGCAGTTGCTTTAAGTGTTACAGCTACAAGTTTTCCAATTCAAGTTGGTGGTGGTGGAGCTGGAGCTCCGGGACCCGCAACTACTGGAACAGGAACAACTGGATCAAATTCAATTTTTAAAACAATAACTTCAGCCGGCGGTGGTGGAGGCGCAAGCCATAGTGGTTGCGCTGGAGGCGATGGAGGATCAGGTGGTGGTGCAGGTAGAGATGGTAATAATGCTGGTGGATCAGGTAATACACCTGCAGTAAACCCAGCGCAAGGAACTGATGGTGCTCAAGGACCAGGCAGTTCAGGTGGAAATAATAGTGCTTCTGGCGGAGGTGGTGCTATATCAGCCGGAACTAGAGCTAATTGTGGTTCTGGTGGAGCTGGTGCAGGAGGACCAGGTGGCAATGGCGCAACAAGTTCAATTACTGCATCTCCAGTAACAAGAGCTGGAGGAGGCGGTGGAGGTTCAATGACTAATCCAACTGCCGGTTCAGGAGGACCAGGTGGTGGAGGCACTGGAGGAACTAACTCACCAAGCCCAGCCCCAGAAAAAAATGGAGACGCAGGAACAACTAACACCGGAGGCGGTGGTGGTGGAGGATCTGGTGGTGGAGGAAATGGTGGAAATGGTGGAACTGGTGGTTCTGGTATAGTTATAATAAGGTACAGATTCCAGTAGTTGAATGAACAAAATTTTTAATATATAATAGGAGTTAATTATGGCACATTTCGCAAAACTAGGAGCAAACGGAAAAGTAATTCAAGTATTAACTTTAGATAATAAAGATATGCTTAATGCTGATGGTGTAGAAGACGAATCAGTAGGTCAACAATATTTAGAAACACATAACAACTGGCCTGCACAAATGTGGATTCAAACTTCTTATAACACATCTAATAATACACATAACTCAGGTGACAATTCAAAAGCATTTAGAGGAAATTATGCAGGTATAGGTTATGAATGGGACGAAGATAATCAAATCTTCTGGCCTAAAAAACCATTTGCATCTTGGGTAAAAAATATATCTGAAGCTAGATGGCAATCACCAATCGGCGATGCTCCAGAATTAACTGCAGAACAAGCTTCACAAAATGAAGCTCATACTCATGATTGGTATTATGCCTGGAATGAAGATAACACGACATGGGATTTGACAGATTCTAAAGCTTAATATACTAGTCATGTGGGTGGCATGAAAAAAATTATTTTATCAGAACAATCTTTGTATTTTGGCGATGTAACAATGCCTAAAGATTGGGATATTGACCGAGATAAATTATCAGTCGATATCTTACAATCACAAATTCAAAATAAAGAATTTCCATTCTCAAGAACTTGGGATATGTTGAATACTTATATGCGAGATCACATTGGTCTTGAATATGGTATTAATCTTATCAACAAAGAAACGTGGGGAAATATTTATAAACCCTCAGAAACCACAATTCCATTATTGAATATAGATCCTGTGGATTTGAAAAATTCACCAGATTTAACATTATTGTATGGTGTTAAAGTTAAGGATTGTATGGTTAGAATACATTTTGAAGATAACAGACGTAAAGGAAGAAGCTGGGACATACCACTTTTAAATAACAGATTTATAATGTTTCCATCAACTAATATGTATTACTTAACCAATAATCAAAAAGATAGTTTAAATTTTGTGCAAACTATAACGTATGAATATATCTAATTATTATTGGTATTTTAGTGGTGCGCTAACACCTAAATTCTGTGATGAAGTAATAAGGTATGCTAATTCACAAAAAGAAGTTATGGCTAGAACTGGTGGCTTTGGTAATAAAAAATTAAAAAAAGAAGAAATTTTAAATATGCAAAGAAAAGAAAATCTGATTTAGTATGGCTTAATGATTCTTGGATATATAAAGAATTACATCCATATGTTCACGAAGCCAATAGAAGTGCTGGTTGGAATTTTGATTGGGAAAGATCTGAGTCTTGTCAATTTACAAAATATAAACTAAACCAATACTACGATTGGCATTGTGATAGTTGGGATAAACCTTATGATAAACCAAATACACTAGATCATGGTAAAATTCGAAAACTATCTATGACTTGTCAATTAACAGACGGTTCAGAATACACAGGTGGTGAATTAGAATTTGATTTTAGAAACTACGAACCAAATATGAGAGATGAAGCTAAACATTTAAGAAGAGCAAAAGAGATACTACCAAAAGGATCTATTATTGTATTTCCTAGTTTTGTGTGGCATAGAGTTAAACCAGTAACATCAGGCACAAGATATAGTCTTGTAGTATGGCATTTAGGGAGGCCTTTTAGATAATGTTTATAAATAGTTATTTTCCAACTGTAATATGGAGCGAAGAAAAACCAGAGTTTGTTAAATCGTTAAACAAAGCAAGTAACAAATATATTAGTGACGCTCGTAAAAGAGAAAAAGAATTTATAAAAAAACACGGTGACTTTGGAAGATCATATCATTCAACATCACTTACAGCTGATAATGATTTTTTAGATTTTAGAAATTACATTGGTCAAAAGTCTTGGGAGTATTTAGATCACCAAGGTTATGATATGCAACAATACACAACTATGTTTAGTGAGATATGGGTACAAGAGTTTGCTAAAAAAGGTGGTGGCCATCATTCAGCACATATACATTGGAACCAACACGTATCAGGTTTTTATTTTTTAAAGTGCAGCGATAAAACATCATATCCAATATTTCACGAACCAAAAACTGGTGCAAGATCTACAAAATTAAAAATGAAACCAGATTTAAAAGGTGTATGGGCAGGTCACGAACATTTTCATATGAAACCAAAACCAGGAACATTAATTATATTTCCAGGGTACCTGGAACACGAATATGCAGTAGACTTTGGTATTGAACCATTTAGATTTATACATTGGAACATACAAGCGGTGCCAAAAGAAATGGCTAAAGATGTCGTTTAAAAAAAATAAATACACAGTTATTAAACAAGCAATATCAAAAGACCTAGCAGCTTTTGTTGCAAATTATTTTTTAATGCAAAAACAAGTTTATGATACTTGTAGACAATCAAGATATTTTTCTCCATTTGAAACTATCATAGGATATTATGAGGGAGAGAATGAACAGATACCAAACACATATTCTCAATATGCTAATATGGCTATGGAAACTCTATTACTTAAATGTCAACCAGGTATGGAAAAAGCCACAGGATTAAAATTATATCCTGCGTATACTTATGCAAGAATCTATAAAAAAGGTGATATTTTAAAAAGACATAAAGATAGATTTAGTTGTGAAATATCTACTACTATGAATCTTGGTGGTGATGATTGGCCTATTTATTTAGATCCGACTGGACAGTCAAGTGTTATACCAGGTGTTGGTGAGCGCAATGTTGAAGAATCAAAAAGACTTATAAAAAATCCAAATAAAGGTATTAGAGTAGATTTAAAACCAGGAGATATGCTGGTTTATTCTGGCTGTGAATTAGAACATTGGAGAGAAAAATTCAAAGGCAAAGAATGCGTACAAGTGTTCTTACATTATAATAATCGTAAAACACCAGGTGCAAAAGATAATATGTTTGATAAACGTCCTCATCTAGGACTTCCTTCTTGGTTTAAGAGATGATATAATCTCGATGTGTGGGGGGTTTACCACCTCAATCACCAACCCCTCACGCTTATTGGAGAGATATGTTAGGAATAGCGGCAATTGCACAATCACCTATTGCTTCACTTGGCGGAACTAATGCTAATGTTGATGTAACTGGAATACAACTCACTACTGCAGTAGGATCAGTATCTATTACTGCAATTCGTAATCCAACAATTCAATTAACAACAAATCTTTTAAATACACAATTAGGAGACATACAAGTTGATCCAGATGTTATTGTTACAGGAGAACAATTAACAACAGTAATTGGTCCGTACTCAGTACAGGCAGATGCTACTACAACTATTGTTGCAGGATCAGAAAAAGAATTAGAAACTTCTGTAGGTACAACAACTGTAGCTGCAAATGGTACAGCAGTTTTGACTGGAGTAAACGCAACAACTGCTGTTGGACAAGTAGACGGTGTATTTACAGTTTTAGTCTCTGGTAATGAATTAGAATCGATTACAGGAACTATTGGTCCAATTACTGGAACTGCAAATGTAAGTGCAACCACTAATTTATTAACCATATCTGATCAAGCTGTTGACGTATCAATTGATGTAACTGCTTCAATAACAGGTTTGACTACAATGACTACAGCTGTTGCTTCAGTAACTGTAGATCTAAACACTCCAGTAGATATTTCATCTTTACCAATGTCAATATCTGTAGGAAACACAGGAACAATAGCATGGTCTAACGTTGACCCAGGGGTAAGCAATGTCTGGGTTGAAGTTGATATTGCAGCATAATAGGATTATAATACAAATATGGCATCTACATTTTCAACAGATTTAAAACTAGAACTTATGGCTACCGGTGAAAACGCTGGTACATGGGGAACAAAAACAAATACAAATTTAAATTTAGTACAACAAGCAATTGCTGGGTTTGAATCAATAAGTGTAACAACTACATCCATTGGTTTGACAATGGATGATGGATCTATATCTCAAGCAAGAAATATGGTTTTAGCTTTTGGTGGATCTTTAACAGGTGACACGAGTGTAACTGTTCCAAACTCAATTGAAAAAATGTATATTCTTGATGATAGAACTACACATAACACAAGCACAATAACTTTTAAAACTGCAAGTGGTACAGGATTTGCAATGACTGAAGGTAAAAAACATTTAGCATATTCAGATGGTACTAATATAAATAGAGTTGATCTATCTAGTTTAGGTGGCGAGATAGCCACAGCGTCAATTGCTGATAATGCAATAACGACAGCAAAAATTTCTGACAATCAAATCGTAACAGCTAAAATTTCTGACAATCAAATTACGACAGTAAAAATTTCAGATAATCAAATTACGACCGCCAAAATTGTAAACAATGCAATTGATGCAGATAAATTAGAAAGAAAATTTACAATAACAACAAATGTAACTCCAGCAGGAGGAGCTGACGGAGACCTTTGGTTCGTGTATTCATAGGAGTTTAGATGGCTGAAACTTATGTTAGAAACTCCAGTGCCTTTCAACAAGCAAATCAAATATTTGTAAACGTTAGTGGAACTTATCAAGAAGTCAATGAAGCATATGCTAATGTAAGTGGTACTTATAAATTAATTTTTAGTGCTTTTGAAGCTACATCATTTGTTACATTATCTTCAGGTTCTGGAACATTTACAGTTCCAGATAATTCAAACGCTATTCATATTAAAGCTGCTGTTGGTGGTGGAGGTGGAGCTGCAGGTGGGGTCAGTTATGATAAAGCTGGTGGAGAATCTGCAGGAGCTGGCGGTGGTTCAGGTGCTTATGTTTCTGATAAAATATTTTCTGTTACTGAAGGTGAAACACTAACATATTCTATTGGATCAGGAGGAGCTGGAGGAAATCAAACTTCTAATTTTGGACAACCTAAAATTGCAAGTGCTGGTACTTCAACTACTTTATCTGGATCAAGTGCAGGGTCTATATTCACATTAGGCGGTGGTGGAGGATCTTCAGGTACTGGTGGTGGTGTGCAAGGTCCTTTAAGAACAAATACTGCAGGAACGCCTGGATCAGCCACAGTATCATCAAGTATAAGCACGGGTACATTTAGAGATTCTGACGGTATTACAAAAAATGTGAGTGCTAATACATCAGGACCAGCAGGCACGTTCAATGATAGTGGTAATGGTGCAACAGGTAGTTTATCAGGATCAGGTAACTGTGGAGGAGACAACTGTAGAATTAATGGTTTTTCTGGTGCAGATTCTTATGATGGAGGAATATCTGGAGGAGCTGGAGGTTCATCAAGTGGTGGTGGTACTAATGGAGCCGCAGGTACACGAGGATCTGGCGGTGGCGGTGGTGCTGCCCAAACTAATAGTGGTAATACAAATGGTGCAGTGGGTGGTAATGGAGAAATAGTTTATAGATTTATTAGAATCTTGTAGTGTTCTTAAAACCACAAAAAATAATATTTGCAACTTTATTACAAAAAGTAAAACTAAATGTAATTAAACCAAGACAATTTAATTTAAATTTAGAACTAATAGAACAACTTAAAATAGATATTAAAAAAAATGGCTTATTATGTCCGTTAGTTATACATGAGAACAAAACACTTTTAGATGGACATCATCGATGTAAAGCTATAAAAGATTATTGTACTGAGACTCTTGTGTACGTAGTGAAAGATAAAGATATGGAAAACTTATTGTCTAAAGTTAACAGCTATATATGGTTTGATACTAAAGGCACTCTTAATGACTAATATATCTAAATGGTTTGGAAGTCCAATTTATATATCTCAAATTCAAAATTATGAAGAAATAAACAAACAGATT